CTATCTATGAAACCATCCCCACATTTTCAGAAGGTTCTCATAGAGAGAGACAACGCCGACGATGATGGCAAGAATGCTTAGGACTGTCCATTTGCCAACTCGGCCAAGGGTGCGCACGGTCGAATAGAACTGCATGGCGTCCTCCAGCGTTTCTATATCGTCCTCATCCAGCTTGGAGAGAAACTCCTTCGTCCTCTCCGGTAGCTCACCCATGCGATTGACGGTTCGAGCTTCATTATCCATTGGCGTCACTTCCAGCACCCCGCCGCTTTCCCGAATGCATTATGTCCGGCAATACCCTGCCCAGCCGGTATATCGTTTCCTGCCAGATAGACAGCCGTCGCCGGTTTAAGGCTGATCGGCTTCCATCCCGCGCAATTGCTCGCAGTCTGGCTGCAAGCCCCCAAGCTCAAGGCAGAGCCGATAGCTATCCATACTGATAATCTTTTCATCCACGCCCGCCCTTTTTTGTATTGCCCTTGCTGTTGCCTCTGCTGCGGCCAATGCTGCCCGCTGGCGCTCTTTTATCGTTCCGTATGCGTATCCACCCGCCGCCAACAAAAACGCCGCCACAAGGGCAGCGAGCGAGTATTTCAGCCAGTTGGGGATGAGTGACCGGATCATGATTTTATCTTCCGATAAACACCCCAGAGTGTCAGGCCGATAATTATGGCCGCAATTGCCACCCTCACCCACTGGCCGCTTGAAAGCTCATCCTGTTGATCGGTAATGGCCTTGGTCACCTCTGGGATTACAGGGCCGATCGTTGCGACCGCACCGGCAGCACCAGCACCGCCAATCGTTGCTACATCCGTCTTGTTTGCTGCGGTTGTGGCTGGCACATAATTGGACGATACAAAGTCGCCCTTCGCCCAAAGGCCAGCTTCCGCAGCACGACGATTTACAAGGCCATTGATCTTTTTACCGCCAGCATTCACCCATTTCATGAGTTCGACTGGAACCGCGGCATAATCGCCCTTGTTCAGCTTTTTCAACAGTGTTGACTTATCCAGCGCCCCGGTATTGAAGTCGAACGAAACGAGCGCGGCGAACTGATTATCAGTCAGTGGAACCTTGACCAATCGTTCAACCCGCGCCTCGAATTTCGCCAGATCGGCTTTCAGGATGCGTTCGGCTTCCTTGTCTCCGATCGTCATGCCAGGCGCAACCTTCGGTGCTCCAGCGGCGCTCGTATGCCCGTATCCGATGGTTAGGACAGATGCTACATCGCGATAGGCCGTATTTCGCAAGCCCTCCCACTGTTTGACGAGCGAAAGCCCCGCCGCGTTGATGCGTCGTGCCATTGTGTTTCCTTTCGGCAAAAGAAAAACCGCCTCAAGGGCGGTGCGTGTCATCAGATTGATGAGTGCACGTTAAGGGGCAAGCAACTCTGCCGCTCTTGCCTCTCCGAACAGATCGGTCGCCATCTGTACAAGTAGCGGCCAAAGTTCGTGATCTGATCGGAAGGTATTTGCCGTCATGAAGATTTGCCGAGTGCGGAACGGCTGCGTTGCCATAGCGACATTGACCTGTTCTGCTTCCGCTTCTGTCATACGCTCCCACAGTGTCACTGTAGGAAGTATCACAATAACTGGAACAGGATTTTTCTGCTCCGAAGCAATTTCAGAAATAAGCTGTTCGATAGTTTGGCCTTGACGTGTAACATAAACAGCACCAGTTTCATCGTCTTGATACATATTTTCGTCGTCTGGATTTTGAACAAAACTCATCGCATCCTCCTATGCTCCGGGGCGAGTTCTAATAGTGGTTATAGTTACAGGTTGAGAGATACCAGTTTCATTAGTAATGCCGTATCTTGAATTTGTTGGATCAAATGAAACAACAATTTGAAATGGTGTTGTTTCTGCGACCTTTGTCACTATCCCGCCGCCAACTAACCACAATGAAACTGGACCATTATGAGAATTTATCAACATCATCCCTGAAAAGTTCTCGTAAACGATGCCTGCACCATTTGCTAGAACAATAGGAATTGAATTATCAAGCTGGAATGAATTTGATACTGTTGGACGAAGGCCCAAGGTACCAACCATACTATCGCCAGATTTGTTAACTGGCATATAGCCGAGTGACGCGATAGCCGGGGTAGTGCTCGCCAGCATCGTGCGGGCTTGTGGCGTTAAATCAGTCAGTAATGCTCCGTCTTGCCCGGTAAAATATGGAAACTTGTCGGCAACTGCCGTTCCAGACAGATTGAGAAGCGCACGAGCAGCGGCGGTAAAATTAGTCAGTGCAGCGCTATTCGCACTGTCGAAGAATGGCAACTTATTCGCTCCCACCGCTCCAGCAAGCTTGAGTAACACAAGTGCCGACGCTGTAATATCCGATTGAGTGAGATTGCCGGAAGCATCGGTATTCAGGATTTTGTTTGCCGCCAGTGCCAACGCCGCCAATTCACCAAGACTACCGTTCGGGTCTTGGATGCCGAGATCGTCTTTGCTGATTGGCTCATACTGTCCTGCTGCATTGCCGATGAGCAGATTTCCGTCTTCTACCGGTATATCAGCAATATTTTCGAGAACGCCGTTCGCCAACTTTTCTACTAGATCACGCACAGCGCCTTGATACCGGCTGCCATCTGGCTGGAAGCGGATACGGAGAGGCAAGTCAGTTCCAGCAGCAGCAGACGGACATGGCAGGAACAGGGTGCCACTATTCTGCCCCGTGATGGACGCGATAATCAGGATATGGCCGGAAGGCGCGATAATGGCGTCACCGGGCTGCACGGCTGCCGTCAGGAGCGATGAGCCGGATGTGGTGAAGTCGCTGCTGCCAGAGGTCATGGTGAGCGTACCGATGGTGTAATCAGGACGAATGGCCATTATGCGCTCCTCTTAGTCTTCTGAGCGGCTTCAAGGTCTTTGTTGCGCTGCTCCAGTTCAGTGCGAAACGCTTCGTTTTGCGCTTCGAGAATTGACATCTGGGCGCGCATACCGGCAATCTCATTGGCGAGAATAAGTACGCGATTTTTATAAAACTCATTCAGCGCCATAGCCTCGCCTGCCGCCGCCATCGGGTCTATTTGGACGCGCGAAAGCTGCGCCGGTTCATTCACCGCCGTGTCTGTCATGTTGGATTGTCCGTGGTTAGATAAATAGATTGTCGATCAGAACGCCGTATGTGATCACGCGCGTTGGCGCTCCGTCTTGAACGTCATTCCGTATTTTCATAAAATTATATGGGTATGCTGTTTCAGCACAGTACGTTTCCCTGTCTGGCGGTGATCCTGCTGCCTCTCCCAATATGACGTATGGTATTCTCTGTTGAGGATTGTTGAAATATATCGTTGTTTGTGCCCCGCCACCCAATGTAACGGTCCCGCCAGCAATTTGCGTCATTGATGACATACTTGGGTACATAAGTAGATTATCAACAGACGCAACTTTAACATCTACTCCTGCTCGTGAAACCTTAACACCTTCAGGAGAAAACATGATCCTGTCTGTCATGCGTCAATAAACCTGTCTGCTCTATTCTTAAAAATTATGATGCGGACAAAATAAGTACCAAGGTAGCCAGGAGAGTTTGTTGGATTATTTCTCCAAGCCCATGCCTTACCATCCTGAACCATATACCCCCAAAAATTCGACATTTCGCGTGTCGCAGGATGACGATCGTTCGGATAGAAAATTCTATTGGTATCGTGATGAGAAACGCTAAAAAATGCCAACGGAACATAACCAAGGAAAGGAAACGTCCATTCACCCCAATATGTTTTATAGTCACTGTTGAAGTTCATATTTGCATCAATGACATGATGTACTCTTAGATAATCGCCAGTTGATGAAAAAACTGCGGGGTGGCTGAAGTTTCCGGCATCTTTCCCAGGAGGAGAGATACGGAACACCATTTCTCCGCCTGTTGTCCCGATGAAAATTCTCTGGCTCATGACTGATAAACCACCAATGTTCCAAAGATGCCGCCTGTATATCCAAGCGTATCAACTATTTCAAATCTATTGCTGAACATCTGAACTTTATTATTCGGCGTCAGTGCATTGCCGCCGCCGGGGCTTGCCTGCCAAGCAGTTGCCCAAAATGCGCCGCCATCTGGTGCCACTGACCACTCAACGCCTCGCATTATTGGAAGTTTTGCACCACTAAAAAAGTATCCATTCCACATCCAATTATATTTAGGAACGTGATCAAGCGCGTATGGAAATAGAACAGTTTTTGATGCCGGATTGCCAGATGGAATTGAGACGCGAAAAATCCACCTGATACCAGCGCCATTAAACCAATCGCTATCAAATGTCTTATAGATGTTTCCGAGCGATGGTGAGGCGTTATATCCTGGCTTACTTGTGATAAGCCGTGGTGGATTTCCGCTTAGATAAGTACGCTGAGCCATATTCCCTCACGTATTGTCACTGAAAATCAGTGTCTTATTTGCAAGGTTGAAAACTACCTGATTGTCAGGCGAGCGTAGTATGCCAGCCGTCACATCACCGATATTTGCCACTTGAAGCGCCAAGCCACCGCCTATGAACGTCAATGGTGCTTGACTGTTCGTCCCATTCGTCACGATGAACTGATCGGCGTTGATAACGACACGGCTTTGCCCTCCCGTCATGGCATCTAGGAATATCGCCGCCTGCGATGTTGACCCGCCATCAGTGGCGGAAACACTCAAACCGATACGCGCAAGAGCACCAGACGGCGTTGCTTCCACAGTGGTGCGGAATAGGCCTGACGCCGAGAAGTTACTCACGGTTGCCGTAAGGCCTGTCACAGCGTTAGCCGTGGCGGCTAGGCCGGTCCCTGGGTCATTGACTTGTACCTGCAACAGATCAACCGCACTGGCAGTCGCCTCCAATCCAGTTACCGGATCATTGACGACAGCCTCCAAGCTTTCAATCCGGGTGACGATTGCCGAACCGGGGCCGATGGCGACTTCAATGGCCTCGGTATACGAAGCCTTGAGACCTTCCGCCGTGACTGACATTTCCCGGCGAAGCGTCTGCTTGTCGAAATAATTAGCGCTTTCTTGCTCACTGGCCTGCGCGCCAATACGATCAAGCTCTTCTTGAACATACCGGAAACTGTCACCCACCCATTCCAAGTTCTTTTGAAAATCTTCGTTCAACTGGCCGATGTCGATTGGATAGATGTCGAGCGGGCCGAGGCGGATATCCAGCATCGTGACTGGTATCCAATCGGACCATTCAAACGGACGGTTCCCGGCATATGTCGCGTATCGCGCCCTGATTTGGTAAGACTTATTGGGTAAGAGAAGCATCCCCGGAGCAATTCTCATTGAACCAACGGAAACGCGCTCCGTGCGTCCGGTGTAGAGAAGTCCCAAGTCCCACGCCTTGCGGATTTCAAACAAGACCAGATCAACGTCAGGCTGGTCACCGTCCCACCCAAGCAGGATCGCGCAGCGCCGGTTATTCCCGTTGTCATCGTTCTCAACATCCGCAAGGGCTGAGAAATCGACAATCGGCTGCGGCGTCGGGCGGATCGTGCCAATTGGTGCAAAGACCGGCGGCGTGTAATCCGTATCAGGGTCCCAATCATAATCAGATGGATCGACTTCCGTCAGGTCCACCACGACATCAAGATTTGCTTTGTCCGTCACCCCATCAACACGCATCAGCTTGTTGACGTATCCGTTACGCTCCGATGTCCACGAAACCACATCGCCCGGTTCCAGCGTCCAGTAGGCCGGTGGGAGCACGAACGTGTGACGACGGGCGCGCCGAGCCTCATTCAATGCCGCTTTCATAAGGCGCTGCACCTGACCAGACCGATAGACATAATCCATCGGCACATCGGTCAGGAGGCGTCTATTCCCATCCTCGACTTCAAACGTGGCGTTAAAGAGCGGTGGCGCTGCCTTGGTGTTCCAGCCTTCGTTCGGTTCTGGATAGTTCGCCGTGATGCCGTTGACAGTTTCTGACAGCCCAAAGAACGGCGTAAAGGTCTGCTCTTCGGTCGAGAGTATTTCACCATCTGTGAAGAATGCCACTGGCGCATCAGGCTCACCGACACGGATTTTGTAGACGCCCGCGCTTTCAATCAATCGAGCATTGCCGCCGGTCAGAAGTTTATCGACAGCATCGCCAATCGGTGTATCAACAGTGACCTCGCCACCAGTAACGAACTGTGGCTCCAAGCCGTCAGGGCCTTGCACCTGAGAGCGGCATTTGTTGATCTGAGCAATCCAGTCAGCAGCAGGCAAACGCGCACTGGTGGCCGTCTGTAGGCCATACAGCCATGTTTCTTGCTCGATAATGCCGCGAAGGACGTTATAGACCTGAACTGCAAGCAGATCGTCGCCATCGCCGCCCCAGGTCGAACGGTCAGACCAACGATGTGTGCCGCTGCCACCTGCGGTGCTATCCTTCGAGATGTCATAGAGCTTGCGGCCTTGTATCTCGAATTTGAATGTTGGGAAGCCGGTAAATAGCTCAGGGTCAACCCATGCCGTCAAAATGGCATAAGCAACACCTTTACCAATGCGTCTCTTGCTATAGGGCCGCTCGGAACTCGATACTCTGTTGACGAGAAACTGGTCTGCTTCGGTTTGCGTCCCATCATACCATTTAATCCGAAGATTATAGTCGTCATCTTCTGAATGGTATTGAGGAACAGCGTACCCCATTTCATTGACATTGGATGTGTCGATGGTAACTGGCTCACCATTTACCCATAATCCTGTCAAAGCCTGTATCGGATGATCTGCTAGGGCAATAACCTGCGTAAAATAAGCATTGGGCGTCTTTCCAGTTTTTCCCCATGCATTCGCATAGACAAGCGACCCAGCCGTACATGTGCGCCCCAATATAATAGACCTGGCAACGTCACCGCCGGATTGAAGCTTGCCATTTACGCCGCCCGCCTCTGGTGCCTTGTTGCCATTAAGAGCGCGGGCAGCCAGCGAAAGACCAACGCCAACTGCAATACGCAGCAAAGCGCCACCGAGAGCACCTGACAAAAAGGTAGACGAAAGCAGGCCACCGGCGAGACCGGCAACTGCGGTAAAAGCAGGCATTCGCTTGCACCTTTAAATGTTCTTGAAAAACACCAAATCGGCCAATGTGTAGCCGCTGCGCCTATAAAGGCGGGTCATAAGTTCAGGCTTGACAACGTTCTGGGCTGTCAACTGGACGCGCTTGCATCCCTTGTTCTTGGCCCATTGTTCAAAAGCCTGTCTAAGCTCTGTCCATGCAGTGCCGCGCGCATCTGGAGAGACATATAAAAGCTGCTCATCCGCAACCATGATCGGAAATAGGTCGCTCTGACCATAGCATGCCATCAGAAAGCCCTTGACGCATCCTATGTCATAGACAATGCAAAGGCGCTCTGCATCCTGAATGTATGTCGATACGGCCATACTGAACCACGCTGCACTCGCCTCAATCTCGAAATCGGCAGACTGATAGAACTGACGGCCAAGCGAGACAATTGCAGGGATATCAGCCTGTGTAGCGCGCCTTATCATTGGTTTGTCGCTCTCACATTTATGCCGATACGCCGCATACCAGTCGATGTAACCTTGCCTTTATGCTGACCCCAGAAATGCTCCCATTCGCCAACGGTCGATGCATCAACAAAGAAATCATCGTCAGGATCACGGCGCTTCTGATCTTCGTGAGACCTGGTGCTTGGATTGTACCGTGTAAACTCTTGGCTATGGCTGGCACAGGTGAGCGTTACACTGCCCTCCTCTCCTTCCTTCGGCGTGTTGATCTCAATGTGATCCACGTAGCCGATGAAGCGATTAACGGCTGGCGCAACCAACTGCCTAGTGACAGGCGAAAACAAGCCGCGGTAAACCTCGACCTGCCCTTGCTTCAGATCGTACCCGCGAACGATATTGTTCACGGCCTCATCGATCTGGCTCATTTCAACAGTAATGGTCTGGATAGTCAGATTAGCAACGAGAGGCACATCGCTTATCTGAATGAGAGTTCCAGCGCCTTCAAAGTTGCGCGTCTCGGCAAGCCCTGTGTTCGGGTTGAGCATCGGGGCTTGCACATTGCCAACGTCAGACCAGAAGCCATACGAGAACAGCGCACCAGTCGAACGATCACGCGCTACCAGCCAGAGGAAATCCCTGGCCACCAGTTGGCCAGCTTGCAGAGCCGCGTAGTTTTCAGCAGAAAGATATCTCATCGGCTTTCAAACCCTTGGAACGTGATAACTCCTCGGCCCGTCGAAAGGTCGGCTGTGGTATTGATAGACCCCGGAACAATCGTCATCAGGCAGGACGGTTTAACGAGCGTCACAGCGTCACCAACTGCTGTAGTTGGCCATAGGTGCGGTCTGACTTCGATCTCAGAACCAGATACGCTAACGATCTGGTGAATGTCTTTCGTCCCGATCTGGAGATAGTCACCCACGCTTGCGATGTAACCACCCGGCAGGCCAGAGAGGCCAATTGTGTTCCTGTTCGCTCCGATGCTTCCGATCGTGACCGCCGATACATTCCCCATGCCCATACCGTTTGGATAGGCTATGGGATAACACCGGCTGGTTGGCCTGCCACGAAACTGTTTCAGCCCCCCTTCCAGCGCCTTCAACCGCGCCCGCCAAGCGTCCAATTCATTCGGGCGCATGGATCGGGATTGGAATGATGCTGTCCAGAGAGGCGAACCGAAGTCCTTGACGAAGGTTTGGCCGATAGCAGTTCGGCTTGTTTCCTGTCGGTAAGCCAGATCAAATTCGACGCTCCAACCCGGAAAATCGGCAAGGATGTCGTAGGGATACGTGATCGCCACTTAACCTCTCCAGTTCCTGGTTGATTTGGCCTGTCTCATGGTCTGCACAACGCGACCGCTAAATTCGGCCTGTTGCTTGGCCACAATCTGCTCAAGGCGAGCCACAGCCGCCACATCAGCCCCGCGAGCGTCGATGACAGGGGCAAAGGTGAATGATGACGAGTTGTTGTTGGCTGCGGATGGGATTGAAGGAACACGCGGCGCTGAAATGCCGCCACGCGCGATAGAACCCAGAATATCGTTCGGAATGACTTGCGCACCACGGGGCAAGTTGACCAGTTCCGGCCCTCGCTCTCCAACAAGAGCCATCCCGCCAGGGGCGTAATTTGTCCCTGCCGCAAAGCCTGGAATGCCCTTGAGGAAATTGCCAAGCGTAGTATTAGGCGTGAAACTTCCGCTACCAAGCCCGCCAGCTAGGTTGCTGAACAGATTATTTATAACTTGGTTCGTCCCCATTTCGATCAGTTTGGCCCCAAGTCTGGATGCTGCATTTCGCAATGCATCCATGGCAGAAGCACCGTTCGATAGGTCATCTGCAAGCCCCTGCGCGAAGTCTGCCGCCAGGTCTCGCCCCTCTGCCAGTGCTTCGTTCAGCCGAATTTGAGATGCGAGAGCCTGTCCTCGTGCACTTTCTGGATCAATGCCAGCACTTCGCAACTGCCCATAAACACGTTGCTCTGTTGGGCTGCGGAACATCTGTTCGCGTTCAAACCGCAGTTCTTCTGCAAGGGAAAGCGCCGCAACCTTTTCCGCGGATTCACCATATGATGCTGAAAGCTTCTCGATTTCTGCCCGCTGTGCTTCGCTTATACTGCGCCCCTTGTCCTGCGCTCTCTGGAGTAGTTCAAGACGCATCCGAAGCGTTTCCGCAGCGACACCAGTTTTGCCAACCAACTGCTCTTCAAGCTGGAGTTGCTGAATACGGTCTTGGGCAGATTTGACCAGATCGCGGTAGGCATTCGCGTCACGTTCTGCCCTCCTATCCTCCGCTGTTCGTTTTGGCTTCTTTTCAAGCTCTTTTCTCTGGCGTTCAAGAGCATCGATAGCATCCTGATTGCCACCGAAGCGGTCATTGAATGACTTCTGGTCAAGACCAGGCCCCATATTCCGCCCCTCGCGGCCAGGAGAGCCTTTCCAGATATTATCTATTTCTGCTTTGGCGTTAGCGGCTGCCTTCGACAAGCGAAGAATTTCTTCGATATGGCTCTGGAGATCGGGAGCGTTAGCGGAAAGGTCGCCAAGAGCCTTGCGCAGTTCATTAACCGAAAGCTTCCCATCCCTAAACTTCTCGTAGAGGGCCTGAACTTCTTCACGCGATTTTTCGGTTGTGATGCTGTTGATTGCAGCCTCAAGCCGCGAAAATGCTTCCGTTGCTGGGGTCAGCTTGTCAGCCGCCGCTTCCACTGCCCCAATTTCATTCCGCAGATCGAGCGCGCCATCAACTGATTTCTTAATTTGCTCTGCCCAACTTTTCAGTTCTGTTGTAGCAAAGCCACGCGCCATCATTTTAACCAATGATGACGATATAGCGTTCATATCAGCATTCGCTTCGCCGGCAGACTTAGCGAGTTCGCCAAGCGCCTTTGACTGGCCGATAATCTGCGCACTCAATGATGCATTCGCGTATCCCTGAAGAGTGTTATTGTACCTAGCAATCTCAGCTTGCGCTTCCTTATATCTCTCTGTCAGTGATTTGATTTGCGCTTCTGAGCTTGCCTCTGCATCCTCATTGGTCTTGATGCTTTTTGCGGCTGTGTAAGCATCGTAGGCGGCCTTGGCTTCCTTGTACCCTGCCGTTATCTCATCAATTCGCTTGCGATTTTCTTCGAGAACTTCATCAACGCTTTTTAAGCCTCCGGCAGACGCGATGTATTGAGCTAATGCCGCACCAGCAGCGATCACACCAACAGTGACGAGTGAAACCGGGTTTACAATCGAAGCGAACGCCGCTCCGATACCCTTAATAACGTCACGCCCTTTCCCCATCTCATTGAAGACGGCGGAGAGCTGGGTTCCTTGCTGCAAGGCAATTTGGACTGGGGACATGCCCATTGCTGACGTGACGGCGATATCCTGAAACTGTGCCGCAATATTCGCCGTGTTGAACCTGTTGGGGCCAGTGGAAATTGGTGATTTCATCGATGATACGGCGCTATTGCGCTGTTTGATTGCAGCGATGCTGTCCAATGTCGCCTTGCGCTCACGCTGGATTGCAGCGGCCATTTCATCGGCAGATAGAGCACCTACACGATGTGCCTGCTGAATATCGACAACGCTGGCTTGATACTGCTTCACCGCCGCAAATATCGGATTGTACTTGGTGCGGAGTTTTTCGAGTTCCGCTCCCTGCTGTGCAAGCGCCCCTGTCCATTCTTTGGTCGATTTCGTCCCGATGCCGACCATATTCTGAATACGGGTCTGAACCGATGACGGGATGGCTTTATCGATCTTCTTACCCAAAGCATCAAAGCTTCGAGACACTGACTGTGTGATATAGTCGATGTCGCCAACAACACGGTTCACTCCAGTCTTGATTGTCTTCGTATCCAGGGATACGCCAATGACAATATCGTCCTGATTGCCAGCCATCGTTGTGTTGTCCTATAAGAAAACCCGCCACAAAGGACGGGGTGAAGGTTCGCATGGATCGTTGGTTAAAGGGGATTATTGCCCTTGCATCGACAATGGTTATCGTTGTTGGAGCAATATGGATTTACGATAGATATCAATTACATATGGCTAATGCGGCGCTTGAAAGAGAGCGTGAAGCTCAAGCGCAACTTCGCCTTTGCGAATTGATCGTCAAGCAATCAATCTCTGGCAGCGGCGACATTGACAAGGCTATTTCCTGTTCCAGACGGTATTTAAGCTTAGCTTGGTTCGAGAAATCTCATAAGGATGATTTGGCTCAAGCTGAACGGGTTAAGGCGGACGAGATTAGAGCCAAGGCAGAAGAAGACCGCTTAGCTAGCCTGAAATCATCGTATTTCGATAAAGAGCGATCCTCCAAAGGAACTTCAACGGAACCATGTTTTGTGAGCGTCAGCGATCTTTATGCTTTCGGCGGGAAAGATGCCCTTTATACCCTTCCTCCAAGCAATGAGAAGGTTAAAGCGGTTAGACTATGTATCGCCAAAGGAACCTTCACAGAAGAAGAAGTTCGCGTAGTAGGTCAACAAAAAAGCGCCCCGTAGGGCGCTCCCTTATGCTGCGAATTTTCTACGCCGTTGATTAATGGTCCCCGGCTGATCGTTACCGCAATGGGTAATAATCGTGATACACCCTCGATCTATATTGACGGTATCGTCAATACGGATCGGGCAATTCGGATACATTTCCCGCAGGGCGATGACGATTTCAGCGATAGCAGCGTCAATCCGCTCATCTGGTGTCATTTTGGCTTTCGCAATCGCCACAGCCGGAACCGTAAGCGCCATAGTCGCAACAGGGGCGATGCGGAGAAAAGAACGCCGGTTCATCATGCCGCCTCCACTTGGTCTAGCATGGCGATGAAGGCCCACTTTTCAGCTTCCGTCATCATCCGCCATTTGGCAAGAAATGCCGCTATGGGGTCTGGGGTGTGAGGGATTTGCATTATGCTGCCCTCGCCGTCTTCGGAAACGCCTTCGCCAACACAGTCAGGCCCTTGGGGGTGATACGGACCTGCGTCGAAATCCATTCCGTGCCATCGTCTTTCGGGCCGGTTGTCACTTTATGTTCGAGATAACCCGCCATGATTTTCGACTGATACGCGATATCCTCTTTCGCCCCGGCACGACGATAGGTCCAACCGTTAGTGCGCATCCAACGGCAAAGAAGGTGCGGGGCAACGCCGAGGTGTTTCGCCGCTTCTGTCCGGTTCAAACTGCCGTGAGCTTCGGCAAGCTGCTCCAGTGCTTCAACGGCTGGCATCATCTCCTCAACTCGGCTTTCCAGCGCGATAACCTTCTCGCTGTACGTAAGAAGGAGGCCGCGCATCGCAACCGGATCATTGAGAGCAGCAACGGGGTCCTTGGCACGGCGTTCACATTCGATGAAATATTGGCGCGCCTGTTTCCCCTTCTCGTTGCGCTCTACCATCGAAAGTTCCTTCGCCATGTCGAGCGAAAGCGCATACTCCTTGGTGGGCCTGCCTTTTACTGGATTTTCAGTAAAAGTCACAAAGTCCTCATTTTCAACGAAACCGAAGTCCCGAATACGTGCTGTGATCCAATCATTGAAGCGCGTCGAAACTTCAAGAAATTCATGAAGCTCGCGAGCGTTAACCGTCTGGATCGAACCTTCGCCAATATGGCCTTTAACTACGGATGGAAATTTGCTATGTTCCATTTCGATAATCCTTTTTGAAGCTGGATTGTTTGAGAGCGAAGCAGGTTTACGAGGCCGTTGCTTCGCTCTTTTCATTTGCGCCATAAGCGCGCTTAAGCTGGTGAATAATCTCCGCATTCATGCTCCTATCGTTTTCCGTCGCTTGGGATTTGATAAAAGCCCGCATCCCGTCAGGGAGACGGATAATTATCTTGTCTAACGATTGCCTCATTACATCTCCTTTCATATGGCACAAGGCCAATATGGCCTATTGCCAATATTGATGCAAGCAAAAAATTGGCCTAGTGCCATACCACATATAATTCATAGGACGCTGAACCATGGCTCAAGAAACCGCTAGTCGTTCGCTTGATAAGATCATTGTTCGCCTGCCAGATGGAATGCGGGATCGGCTTAAGGAGGTGGCTGAGCAAAACAACAGATCTGTAAATGCCGAGGTAGTAGCAAGGCTGGAGCAATCTTTCATGTTTCCACCAAACGGAAGTCTGCTCTCGCTCGGTAAAAGCGAGCAGGAAGTTATTAAGCACATTGCGGACATGCTCGTGAAAGAAGTAACTCAGCAGATCGGCAAGAAGATAAAAGAAAAGTAGTCACAAAGGACGGGTTGGGAGGTGGATATGAAATTTGTCGTTCATTCACGAACGAGGTTGAACAATACTGGATGGCTTGGAGCCGCCCTTTTGATAATAGGCCCCCTGGCCGCCGCATTTTCGTTGGTGATGTTTATGAATGCACCACATTTCCCTTCAGGGAACGGGCCTGCGCAAGCGTGGGCTATGGTGAGCGCTCTGGCATCAACATTGCCGTTCATCGGATACGTGATGTTTTCAATCGGCAAGGAAACGACATCGCATGCTGTAAGCGACGACGATGATTAACAAAAAAAGCGCCCCGTAGGGCGCTCTCTTAACTCACGATGCCAAAACGGTAGCCGCGACTAGCGTCAGGGAAATACCATTATGCAGGATGGCCGGTCATCCGGTTCAATGCTTTCCATCGTTTCCGAAATCTCACGCGCCAAACGTTTTGCTTTCACTAACGGGTGCTCCGGCTCTGCCGCCAAGGCCACAGATGGAACCGCAACGGCTACACCGACAGCCGGAATAGCCTGCAATAGAGAACGGCGTGAAATATCTTTCATCATGCCGCCCTCCGATTTACGAGACGGAGCGCCCCTTGAGCCTGCTTTTCCTGTATCCAGCCCCTTATTAGAGTGCGCCCTTCTATATCAAGCCACTCGCGGACAAGGTTAGTGGGGAATAACTGCGCTCTAACGCGGCCTAACCTGCTAACCCTTGGGCGTTCACCATGGCGAATGCAGAATTGCGTAAGACGGCGAGAGACGCGACCGGACAATCCGCGAGGGTAGTTGGTCGCAACTTTCGCCAGATCGCAAACTTCTCCGGCTGTTACCCCATCAACCATAATCATGTCGCAAACGCGCTTTTCGATTTCTGTCACTTTATGCGCAAGCATCCGAGCAATGCCATCGCTACGGCGAATAAGCTCCAATACCTCGTCTGGAAGATTAGCAGTTGATACAGACTTACCTTCCATACGTTCACGAACGACCTGATTGCACCACATATGAAAATCATGATCGAGGTATTTTGCATAGGCCATGCCAATCTGCCAGTGCGCCCAAGTTCCCGGCTTGCGGCCACCGATCACCGTCCGAACAAGCTCAGTGTCGGATTTTCCGATAGTGAACTCGACATGCTCTATAAAGGCCCTTGCTGACGGAAGATCGCGCCATTTTGCAGGGGCCTTTTGTGGGTCGCTTCCTGCGGCCTTCCACATGTCAGTTAACGACAACATTTCGGCTTTAACCGTAATGTCGTGTCCATTATAGACAAGCGGGCCGGAATTTTGGATAATGTGCGTATTCATCTGCGGTTCCCTATAAACCGTGGTTGATGATTACACGGACGCTGGAACGTCTGTGTGGTTTCCAGCAGCGGCGGGGGCTAGGTCGCCAAACTTCTCCCCCGTCGCTGCCGTTTGGCGCTCCATCCTTTCCCGGATAGCCACCAGTATTTCAGCCGACTGTGACCGCATATTCCTTGCCGCCTCAATGGCAAGCCATCGCTTCATTTCTGTTGGGATGGCGATCTTGAACTGCATTCTGTCCTTGCTCATGTCCTCACCTATAACCATAACATGGGTATTTGCCCACAAAATGGTTATGGCGTCAAGGCCATTTTATGGGCATAAGTCACATATGAACGAAAAAGAGCGCGTCCATTTTAAGATTGCTATTCCCGTTGACCTCAAACGGACGTTGGAACACTACGCTGTTGAGAACAGGAGAAGTCTGTCTGCGGAAATAATTGCGCGCCTTGAAGCTTCTCTTGGTAAAGCTCCCTCTATCGATGAAACCGGCGCACCCATTGTCACTGCTGATATTATCCCTGGGAACGTTTGGGCAAAGTTTGCTGAACTCGTTGCAACCGTAGAGGAAAACAGCAAGGACATTAAAACGTTGATCGAGAAGACGCGCTCCGATAAATGACCCTGATCCACAACGAGCGTATCAAGCTACTGGCTACCTATCTTAACGGCATCGGCATTGCTGTATTTGCTGTTGGAGGATTAACGCCTATCTTTTCAGCGGTTTACGGCAACTCAGGACCAACGCTGTTCCTGATCCTGATGAGTTCCATTTGCGTTCTCATCTCCGGCGGCTTACATTATATGGCAAGCACGATCCTAAAGAGGTTGAAGCCATGACGACACTACAGATTGTTTCCCTTCTTATCGTCCCCGTTGGCGGTCTTCTGATTGGTGCGTGGGCGCTCTATTACGCCAACCACATGCGCTGATATGACCGCTGCTGAATTTTGGTGGCTTATCGGTGGGCCACTTTCGTTTATGGTTTACGGGGCCATCATCTATTTCGCTCATATGTGGCTTGAAAAACGCGAAGAATAACCAGATGACCCCGCCGGAGCGGGGTTTTCTCTGTCTCGACACCTCCCCGCGACTCAGGTTTGATGCCAGTGTTAACAACGGGAGGCTTGAATGAGTGATTTCGAAGTTCGTTATAACGCTGGCGAGCTCGCACATTTTGCGATGCATGAAGAGATCATCCGATCGATAGCAAAGCTACAAGGCGATAAAGCCCAAGAGTGGCTTAATCAATTTGAAGACGCTGCTGTTAAAAACGCGGAACGAGTGAAACTTCATGGTGGCACAGGTCAGAACTCCACGATCACCGAAACTGCAACATCAATGATAAAAGCAATATCTCAGGCGGCGTCACGGGACATTTAGTAACTTGCATTGACAGGACATACTCATCAATCCAAAAGGGCGGGTTCACCCCCGCCTTTTCTTTCTTTCCCATCTTTTCCTCCGTCATCCATACTTCGCCAAAAGCTGTTCCATCTGGGCCTTTGTAGGCCCTGTTTCCTTCTTGACGCCCTTGGCCTCACAATGGCCTTCGATAGCGTCCACAAACTCTGTCAGAGTTGAACCCCAGAACACTTCAGGGGTCCATTTGAGTGCACCCAATCCGACTTTCCTCCATTGCCGCCAAGGGAAGGCTTCTACTCCCCCGTCTTGGCGGCTTCCCCGTTTCCCTCATTGTCATCCTCGAAGTGATGCTTCAGAGCTTCGGCAATGCCTTCCGCGATTGCAGGAAGGTGCTTCAGTTTCATCTTGGAAACGGCTTTGCCAGCATCGCCCCGGACGGCCAAAGCGGTAACCGCCAAGCTTGTTGCCGCAATTTCCGCGCCAGAGAGACGGAGATACAGATCGTGAAGCGATTTGCATTCCAGGCGCGTCGAAAGGATCGAAAGACCACCAATGGTGGCGGCGATAACCACTTCCTCGCCGCCGACATTGATGAGGACTTCGCCTCGCGCTCCATTAACTTCGAGAGACATTAGCTGCCTGCCCCTTCTGCTTCAAACGTGAGTGCGCCAGCGGCAACAAACGTTGCATTGAACGTCATATTGCCCTCCATTTCTCCGGTCAGTTCAAATTCTGACACGAACCAAGGCCCGGTGTAGGAGCCGAGACCAGGAACAACAACCTGTGCGTTGAACTTGGTGGCATCGTTGACGTGCTGGACGAAGGCGGTGTTATTCGACCCGGCGATGAACTGTCCCTGACCGCTAAATGTACGGTTCTTGATGCCTGGTTCAGCGGTGCGCTGCGGCGTCTCTTCCGGGTTTTGGCAATTCGTGGTTGTCGTATCGACCTCATTGGCCGACATGTTGAAACTGCGGGTCGTCAGACCGCAAAGGTTATTGAACACTTCTGGGCTTTCGCCATTCCCGATCTTGATCAGGAGGAGGCGACCAATCTGCTGTCCGTCAGCCATGGGTAATATTCCTCTATTGCCGGGTCGACAATCGAACCGGGTTAGTTGCGCTCAGATGTTTGGGGTTGGCGGTTAGATCGCCTCGATGTACGCTTCGAACTCACAAACGGCATGAGAAAGTATCCCATCCGGTGCGCGTAAGTTCTCGGTACCCATATGGCTGATACTGATCAGCCGATAGCTTGGAAGCGTCAGCGGGTAATTGTGAAGTGCTTCCTCAATTCCTGCCGATATCTCATTGACCTCTGTATACCCTGGTGTTTCAGACCACGCATCTATACGGATATACGCCTGCCACGATCTCTTACAGGTTATGTCTCGTTGCTTGATATCGACGTAGCCAATTGTAATGTATGGGAACGGGGTATCTGCCTTCGGTAGATCGTAGACTTTCATACCGTTAAGCGGTGCGAACCCAGTCAAGCGGGCATAGACTGCTCTGAGTATCTCGTTTTTAAGCGAGGCCATTATTTACCTCTCACGCGCTTGATAGCACGGTATACAGCCGAATTTATTTTGCGCTTTGCCTTGGGCCTCATTTCGCGCCAAACACTAAATACGTGCGGCTGCGGTTCTGTTCCTGGGTGCTCTTTTCCAGCAAATATTCCACGCTTCATCATGTGCGGCTTGGTGCCAAATTCCAGGAACCGCCAGATATAATTTGCGAAAACAGCAGCAGCGTATGGGTCTTTGGACTGCCGCTGATTTCGCCCACGCTGAGCGTTCGGGTTATCCTTTTGGAACCCGCCACGAATGCTCGCCCTGTATGCGCCTGGCGCTCTTGGCTCCCCGGTAAGAGGATCGGTTGAAGGGCCGACTGGAGCGCGAGCGGCAATAGCCTTAGCTGCCTCTTGCGCTACCTTCAGCTTCTCTTCAGCGGCCTCCTTTTCAGCTTCAGGCGCTATGGCGCGAAGCTCGCGAGCAAGCTGCTCTCGCCCTCTAATCCTCGCCTTCATCGCCATTGGTCGTTTCCTCACCTTTGCGTGGTGCTTTCACCGCCTTAGCGCAGCCCTTGGCTAGTGCCTCATCCGCACATTCTCTTTTCACATTGAGCGTCATCCCAGCTTTGTAAGCGATGGTGAAGGACGGCTTCATGTAGTTGAAGTCTTTGATGAAATGTACCCAAGGCATGACGGTCACCCTTCGGTTGTGCTCGACACTCCTCGGTTGCTCTGCTTTTATGGCGCGGTAAGCAACAGGGAGGCTTGAATGTCTGACAGACATGAAGTGAATGCATTTGACCAAATCCGACTTACCCGCCAAGAGGACGGTAGCTGGGCAATTAGCCTGCATCCGAAGGACGGCGGGATTATCGGCGGTCAGGTGGAAACCGCCGCAACCATTGATGAGGCTGCGGCGATCATCAAAAAACGCTATCGCGTGGACGGGAATGCCTGAGCCGCGATCTTAGCCCACTCCGGTACTGGATGCTTCATCGCCGTTTCATCCAGTACCGCTCCAACGATAAACTCAACCAGCCATTTAGCTTCACCGAGAAGAATGCCGTTTCGGTGGGCAACCCTGACAACGGTTTTTCCGCTTTCGTCTGGCCCGACGTAGATTATTGCCGGTTCTGCACTCTTGGTCATGGTGTTTTCCTTTAAATCGCTACGCCACTTTCGCACGTGAGCGCGATGAATTGTCTGTTAACTTCGTGCTCTATGTCTCTGATATCAAACGATTTTCCAGTGCGAACGTCCATAATCATCCAGTCCGTTGATATCATCCGAGTACTCGACGAGTTGCGAACTCGGATAACCTGGGTGTGCTTGCCTTGGAGCCTTCCCGCAATGACAGCTTCACCGCCTCTTAGGTGGATGAACTCGGCGCGTGTCTGGAACTGCTCGACGAATTTACCTTGGGTATTCCCCTGCCCGTCATCAATCTCTTCACGCTTCAACAGCGCGACCTGATAATGAAGCTGTCCCGATCCTGCTTTTGCCATGGTCACACCTTTGGACGCCGGAACGGCCAGATAAGCGCCTCATAAGCTGGATTGCTGTCGATGCGCGGGCCTTCAGGGTCGCCCCGGTATGAATACATCAGCCCGACATGCATAAGAATAGCCGCCTTGAGAGAGGCCGGTACAGCAGCCGCCGGAACGCCAGCCGTGTATTCAATCGTCACCGCATCAGGTCGGGAAACTGTGGCTGGCCATGAGTTACCGTAAGTGAGCGTGACACTCGTCCCGCACGTGTAATCCAGCGTCTTGTAGGAGGCCTCTGGAACGGTTTTCTCCACATTGTCGGCATCGAAGTACTTCACCGATACAACGTTCGCTACCGGGCCATAACGCAGGCGCAGGAAGCTATCGAACGAACAAAAGGACTGCTTCCACGTCTGGGTGACAAGCGACATGTTCAGCGTTCGCTCCAGATGATCGGTAGCAGCCTGAACAAAGCGCGTGATCTGATCGTCATCATCGGTGAACCCGGAGACAATCAGATGCTGGCGCGCTTCCTCAAGCGATACCGGCGTCTCGGCTGGCGCTTGTGTGCGGACTGGAAGCAGCATCGATTATTCGCCCTTGTTCTTGTCAGATGCGCCTTCGGCCTTGTTCTTGGGCTTGCCTTCGGCCTTGGCCTTCAACACACCGTTTTTCACGAGGTGCACGACATCATTGGGCGATACAGTACGCACTTCACCCGGTCGGTAGAACTTGTCGCCCTGATGCTGTCGTTTGACATCGTATTCCATTGCTATCTCCTTCGGTTCAAGAAACGGGCGGCGTTAACCGCCCGTCGATTTGATCCGAACTTATCCACCAGATGCTTCGTTCACATCGCCGTAGATGAACGCTTCTGGACGATACACGGCCAGAGCAAGACGCTCTTCTGCGAGGATGGTGACGAGGTTCTTGATGAAGTCGTCTTCGTTCTCGGTTGCGACTTCGACGCGAGCCTGCCAGCGGTCGAAAATCTGCGCGCCCAGCTTGAATGCACCGGTGAGGAACTTGCCTGCGGCCATAGCCTGGGTCGTGACAACGGGCAGACCCCAAAGGGTCGGGGCAATCGTTCCCTGCGGGTTGCCGATGATGTAACGGCCCTGGGTGTCCTTCAGGAGTTCGATAGAAGTCCAGTCAATCGGGCTGAGAACATGTCCCGTCGCCGGGTATTCCGCCAGAGCAGCCTGAAGCATCGCGATACGAAGGCGGTCAATGCCGGTCACAGTCGCTGGCATGGTCGTGCCAGCCGGTACGGCAAAGGCCGTTGCCTGCGGGATGATGCCAAGTAGGTTCTGGCCGGTGCCGTCGCCATTGAGAAGCTGGTTCTCTTCGACATAGGCCAGACCGTACAGCAGACGCTGATCGATGATCGAACGAAGCTGGGAAATGTCAGACAGCACCTGACGGGATGCCTTCATCCAGTGTGCGATGACCTTGGCAGAGGTCGTGATCAGTTCAAACTGAATGTCAGAACCGGGCTTTGCAGCACCTTCGGCCACCGGAGCGGCGTTGTTGTTGAAGCCCTTCTCCTTGACATATTCCAGCGAGCCGCCGTCCATCTGGCCCTGCGAAAGCAGGTCACGGATCGTGAGACGACGCTGGGGCAGTTCAAGGATGCCCGGAAGGCGGGTGGCCTGGATCGCAGCACCAACGGAGCCGGCGGCGTTCGTGGTTGCCGTGGTCAGCGTTGCCTTGGTCTGAATGTCGATGCGTCCACGAGGGTTCGCCTGACCGAGAAATTCCTTGACCTTGTCGTTTTCAACGAACTGTTCGCCAATGGACTTTTCGCGCTCACCTTCACCACCGGAACGGGCCGCCTTCTGCTCAAACTCGTCAAGGCGAGCCTTGAGTTCGTTCATGGCGAGCAGATTTTCGTCAGCCTTCTCCTTCAGGCCTTCGCTGATGTCGCCGTTCTTCTTGGCTTCCGCCACGGCCTTTTCAGCGATTTCCTTCACGGTATCGAACTTCTTCTCGAAGTCAGCCTTGACCTCCAGAGCAAGCTGCTCTGCTGTTTTAACTTCACTCATGGGAATGTCCTTTCTGGACAAAGAGGTTTGGATTTAACCGCGCAACGCAGTCAGGAAGGCGGTTGCGTCATCTGCCTTTTCGCCCTCTGGCTCACCCAGAGCGGCCTTCGCATAGCCAACAGAGGCAATCTGTGTAGCCATGCTTTTTGGAACCCCTGCCTCACGCAAGATGTCCTCAAACTCTTTGATAGGCATGGGATCGCCATCACGCAGACGGCGGGCGAACTCTTCCATGCGTTCAGATTTCACTGCCTCGATACGGGCGCGGCGATTGGCCGGGAAAGACACTGGCGAGATTTCGCGCAGGTCCAATTCCTCCAGGTTTCGCACATTGCCGTCTGGCGTTGCCTTGATCTCGCGGTAGCCGATAGACAGCCCGCCGATGGCATTGGCCTTCATCAGTGCATGGACCTCGCGGGCCTTCTGCACTTCCATGATGAGGCGGCCTTTGCCCCAGAGGCCTTTTGCGTCTTCCGAAAGGTCTTCCCATATACCAATCGGCTCGTTCGGGTTGTGCTGCCACAGCATGAGGACGTTGGTTCCCTCACGCTTGTGCTTGGCAAGGCTCCCGGCAAAAGCCCCCGGCATGACGCGTTCGCCGTAGCTGTCAACGTTGCCATTGACCGAGCCGTAACCCGTAAAGGTGCCGTCTTCCGACAGGTCTTTAACCTGTAGGGCAAAGTCTTTGGTTTTCATCGAGATTTATTCCTCGTTGTCGGTCTGACGTGGCGTCAGTTCTCGCTCTTCACCCGCATCGGTGATCGGAACATTCTGCATCTGCATACGCGGTACATCTCCGCCTTCAACCGGCGGGTAGTTTTCCAAAGACCTGACCTCATTGATGGTCATGGCCCCGATAGCGGTCATCTGCTGGTAGAACTTCGCCCTACCGCCGCTGTCGCCGCGCAGAAGCCCTTCCTGGTTGAATTCGATGATGATCCCGGCAGCTTTGTCCGCTGGCGTCAGCAACTGCTTTTCGAGCGCCTGTTCGATACGCTTCAGACGACGGCGAAGCGTGAACTTCTGGAATGCAAGCGTCTGCTGTTCAATGCCCGATCCCCAACTGGTCGATTTCGAAGTGTGGCCGACCATGTGAGGCGGGACGCCGAAGAACCGGCAGATTTCCTCAACCGAGAACGCTCGCGTTTCCAGCATCTGGGCATCTTCTGGCGTAATCGTCAGTTGCTGCCATTCCGTGCCGCCTTCAAGGACGATGGGCTCGCCAGCATTCCCGCTGCCGATCTTCGCGGCCAGTTTCTGCTCTGCGACCTCGCGCTGCTCTTCTGTCAGCCATTTCTCAAACTTGAGGACACCAGATGGGCGAAGTCCATTCTGGAACATCGATCCTGCCGATTTGTCAGCAGCTTGAGCCAGACCGAACACCCGGCGGCCAAAGTAAAGGGTTGACGCGCCACCCAGGGGATTACCGCCAAACCCACGGATATGCAGGATTTCGCGGTCTGTGGCTTCGTTTGCTTTACCGTCCTCGGTCCATCGATAGACCAGACTGCCATCCGTCTTCTTCTGAACGCTCATGAGCGCCGGAAGAATAGGAGTGAGAACCTTCACCTTCTTGTCAGACCGAGTGACCCGTGCATAAGCGTTGCCCCAAAGCTCCACGGAAGCCGCCATGAAATCCCAGAAATCAACTGCTGTCTGGTCATAGTTCGGGCTGTCGTGCAGAACGTTGTAGAGCGGATGATCGCTTGCAGGCTCACGCGATCCGTCAGCGTTGGTCCGATAAACCATCAAAGGCAGCGACGAAATCGTGCCAGAAATCAGGTTCACACACGCCCAGACAGCCGAAAGAGCCAGAACATTGCGTTCCGTTATGATCTCGCCCGCACCGCCGATGCTGTCCGCTGGGTACCAAGCGTCCGGCTCACGAACGGTCAGGTTCCGCTTCACAGGCGTATCGCCAACGAAACCATTCAGCATCTTTCGCAATAGGTTCACGCTGCACCTGCCAAGCTCTTGAAGTAATCGTCTATGCCGTCATATTCGGCCTCTTGCTGGATGAACCAACCGAGGGACATAATGAGCGCTACCGCTCCGTCGATCTTGTTCTGTGGCATTTCCTTGCGCGGATAGACATTCTCTTTCGCGTCGTAATGCCCGACCACGTTGCCAATCATCCAGTTCATCACTGCATTGCCGGTATGATGGATGCGGCCTTCGCGCATAAGAGCATCAAGCGTCTTTGTCGCCTCGCTCATGGTTGCCACGGTTTGCCGGTATTCTTCGGCTGGCATTCCGTCCCGCTTGAGGTTCTGGATCATTTGCTGGGCTTGCCATGGATCGGTAGCAACCGCCTGTAAGTTCAAGCTGGGTGCTTCCGCCCTGATATAGTCTTCGATCAGTCCGAAATCGATTGTCTCCCCGGCTGTCGCGGTGATATCGCCCTGCATCTCCCAGCCGCGATACATCGGATGACGATCTTCATCGATTGCAACCCGTGGTAGGTAAAAACGAGGGAAAACATAGTAATGCGCCTTCCCGTCTATCAACCTGCGGTATGTATTCACGCGGGCCGCGATATCGATCTTGCTGGCGAGATCAAGGCCGATGACGCATTCATCGTCGGTAAAATCTGCCTCATCCAGCGTCCTATCCTCGCATTTCCGCCACCACTCGGTGTCGAACAGCGCCGAATTGGCATCAACCCAAACATTCAGATGCTTGGTGAGGTAATTCGCCCTCGCCGTTGCAACCTGACGCGCCTTGCCTGCCGTCTGCATGACAATCTTTGGATCGACCGACACGCCCCAGTTAGGGTTTGCCTTGCGCAAAGTCTCCTCTGAAAACGGATCGTCACCCTCATCAATGGTGTAAATGATCCCGAATACGGCTTCGGCAGCCTCGCCGCTGACGTGACCGGCCAGAACGTCAAGGACGAACTTGCGCACCTCGTAGCAGATACCATGCTTGTTGCTGCCCGCCGTGGTGATCATCCAAAGCATCGACTGCGGACGCTTGCCAAGGCCGGTTTCCAGTACGTCGTAGACATCGCGGTTCTTGTGAGCGTGAAGCTCGTCCACTATCGCCAGATGAATATTCAGACCATCCAGAGTGTGACCTTCTGCCGACAGCGCCTTGAAAGCACTGGAGGATTTCAACTGCACAATTGCTTGCGCCGTCACATCCACACCGAAGCGATTGCGGTATCCTGGCATCTTGCGAGCCATAGCTTGCGCATCGCGGAATACGATACGGGCCTGATCGCGGGTTGTAGCCGCCGAATAGACTTCTGCACCGGCTTCGCCATCAAGCGCCAGCATGTATAGCCCCACCGGAGACGAGAACGACGACTTGCCGTTACCTCTTGGAACCTCGACATACACCCGGCGAAACCGCCTGTTTCCATCTGCGTCAACCCAGCCGAATGCCGTGCTCAGGACGAATACCTGCCACGGCTCAAGGATCATTAGATCGCCACGCGAAGCGGCAGGCCCCTTGATATGTGGGCAAAGCTCGACAAACCGACACACCCGATCAGCCCGAACAGCATCGAAATGATACCCGGATGGAGGGTTGTCCAGATCGTTCAACTGTCTTGCACATGCCTGATAGACATACTTGCAAGCCGGTATTGCGCCCGAAACCACGCCGCGAGCGTACTGATGCGCCTTCTGCGAATAGTTCAATGCGCCCTACCGTCAAATTCTGCGAATGGATCGTCTTCCTCGCCCTCATGGGGCTGGTAAACCTTCGTTCTGTCCACTGGCGTTGCACCAAGAGAGGAAAGCGCCATGCGGTAATTCCCGAAGAAGCTGGCAGGCAGTTCAGCGGTATTTCCGTCCATAATATGCGCTCTCATCAGGGACACGATTTCCACCGCGCCCCGATCCTCGAAGGTCAGCCACGGCAATTCGTCTGCAAATGTGGCCCAAGCTTTCTTGGCCGTCTTTGGCAGGTAATCCGGGGCCTTCCCCAGCCCTCTACCAGACGTGATTGGCTCGCTGCGGTGCTTAAATCTCTGGGGGTCGTGCTTGTCAGCGCCGGTCAGCGCCGCTTTTGCAGCCGGCGTTCTCGGTCGTGCCATTTCAGCCTTTTGCCTTTTTCTGAATTGCGGATGCGTATTCTGTCTTAGGGCGCGGGTCTACAGCCAAGCCCGATCCAGACTTTTCACCGCCCCCGCCCCATGCTGCTTGCCCCATATCAAGCCACAGAGAGCGATTTGCGAGTTTTATGATGCAATACAGCCAATCTTACTAAACGCTTGCCTGTTGTCAAATATGAAGGTTTCTATCAACCCATCGATCTTTGGGCGCTGTTGGGTATCCATCCAGCCCGACGATGCGATGCTCTATCTTCTTGCGTCTGATCAGGTCAGGGCTTCGATAGTGGAGGCGCTCGATAGATTGGCACGCTCCATCATGGCAGCTATCGCACACTGCCCATAGGTTACTGTCTGCAAAGAACAGAGCCTCATCGCCCTTGTGTGGTATCAGATGGTCGCATACTGCGGGTCTTAGCCCGGTTGCGCCCTTCTCCGATCTTCCTTCTCTCAGGATCACACCGCACATCTGGCAGGTGAAGAGGTCGCGGACAAGGATGGACCAACGTAGCTTCTGCCATCTCTCTGTCTTGTACCATTTCCTATAGGGCTGCGCTGTATCTCGGTCTGGCCTGTGCGCTCTTCGCCTATCGGCCATCTCTACCCCTTCGCCTTAAGCTCTGCTGCTACTGCTGCCTCGGTCTGGTGATCCAGGTAGGCGTCGAGACAGCTATGCATGGTTTCCCTGATCTCGTCAGCCTCATCCATATTACCGCGCATGACTGCAGCGAGATGGAGATGCCTTGATCCTACGATGTCCTGCCATGTGGCTTGCATGAACTGGAAGGGCTTGGGCATTAGGCTCGTCCTATACGGTCCAGTTCATCACTGATGTTCCGAAAACTCTCGGATATCCAGTTCATCTGATTGCAAAGATCATTCTCCAGCATGTCGATACGGATCGCTGTCGCCTCATGTGGACCGGTGGCTTGTTCGATGTCTTCGGCCCATGCCTCGATGCTCACGTCTTTACGCGGATCGTAAAGAGGAACGCCACCGATAGCCTCGCCGTATGCCGTCGGCTTCTCCGCCCTTGGCAGCGCCATTGCAGGAACGGCAGCAGCTACAGGAGCAAGGCCGAGGAAGGAAAGGAAGCGACGGCGGTTCATAATACCCTCACGTGTACGTACAGAAAATATTATTTGTATGTACGATTATTATTGCGCGCCCAGACGAATTATTGTACATACGCTTTATGAAGATCATCTGGGACGAACCGAAGCGACAGACCAACATTGCCAAGCACGGCTTGGACTTCGCTGACCTGCATTTCGAATTCTTCCTGTCGGCTAAGGTCTTCCCCACCAAGGCAGATCGCCTGATGGCAATCGGAGAATTCAACGGCCTGATTATCATCGCCGTCATTTTCAAGCCGGTTGGTTCGGAAGCCCTCTCCGTGATCTCCATGCGTCCAGCAAGCCAGAAGGAAAGGAAGCTCTGATGGGTATCAAATTTTCCTCTAAGCGCCCTCTCACTCAGGAAGAGGAAGCAGAAATTCAGAAGATGATCGCAAGCGATCCCGATGCACCGGAAGCCACCGATGAACAGCTTGCCAAGGCCAAGCCTTTCAAGGAAGCCTTTCCAGATATGGCCGCCAAGATGGAGAAGGTCATTCGAGGCCGGCCGCGCATCGACAATCCCAAGACGCCGGTTACTATCCGGCTCGATCAGGATGTAGTTCAACGCTTCAAGGCCACCGGCAAAGGCTGGCAGGGCCGTATGAACGATGCCCTGCGCAAAGCTGTCGGGCTTTGATCAGCAAGTGACCTTTGGCACGAGGGCCGGATTGATCTCGTCGGCAACAAGCTTTTCTGCGCCACGTACATTGAGGAGTTGATACCGATGATCGAACCACTGGTTGGGGTTCATCGGATATGGGCGATCAGTGAGCGATACACTGGCGGCAGTGACTTTCACCTCGCCTGGCTTCTCGCGGATTTTCTCCCACTGTGCCGCCGTAGGTGTGCCACTGGTGAATGCTTCGCTGTACCCTTCAAGCCATGCTTTGAATTCGCTGAGCGTCATATGCTCTCTCCAATGAAAAAGCCGCCACCCGAAGGCGACGGCTACAGACTGCTACAGGTTGGTACAGAACGGGTCTGGCGCTACCCAGACAGTGGGAGTAAATCGTAGCGTGCGTTGCACCAACGCTTTCTATACTCAGGCTGCTTGCTCACGGTGCACCGTTACCGCATCTGACCTTGCGCTTCCCTGCTTTCAGCGCCGCCGTTCTGATTGTGTGCGAGGCGGTAGGAATGACGGGTTTGCCGTAACATTGACCAGTGAGAGCCTTGCCGCTTCGCATTCCGTTGCCCTCATGTCTCGCGCTACCCTGATAAGTGGGGCGGTACTGCATGATGGCGGATTTCTGCCCTATTCGGCGCTCTTTCGAGCCGTCTGGCTACGAGGGCTTCCCCAGACCCATTCTCCAACTACGGCTATCTTCGCTGGCCGTCAGCTACTTGCGAGTTTGCCGGATTAACACAACACCGCAATCCTCGCATTCCGTTGAGGCATTCCCTCTGAATCAAAAAGCGGCCCGAAAGCCGCTGTAATCTTGGCACAATTCTGCACCCTAAAATCTGGTGTCATTTATTTGGTGATTTGCGTTTATTGTCAAGCATGAAGTGCCTATGCAGAGCGTTACACACAAGCCTTGCGCTTCCAAGCAAATGATGCATCATTTCATCATTTATGATGATGCATTGCAGGCCAGCCCATAAGTTTTCCGAACGGTTTTCGTTCTGTGCTTCTTGTATGGCTTCTTGAGCCGAATTGAATGCTGACTTCACGCGCTTGCACCAATCTTCATAGGCTCCTGGATCATTGCTATCTACACTTCCATTTTCCTCGAAATACGCACCTGGTGACAATAGCGATTTCTGATAGTCATTACGAATATCAAGATAGCGCAATGCTGCCTCGTACTGGTCTTGGCTCAGACCCTCTACCCGGCCCATCATGGCAAGCCGTCCAAGGTTCGTTGCTGCCTTCTGGTCCATCGCCTGCGCTTTCGTGAGATTAAACATTTTCATCCTGGCCTCGACCGCCACCTTTGCAGCTGGCTCCTTTGCGCGGGATCGTCTGCCGTTCGGTTCGCGTATAATGCCTTCCTTCTTTGGCCTTCCTCGCTTTGCCTGCCGCTTCGCCGCTTTCGTCCTCGCCATGTCTGTTCCTCGCTGGCTGTGGTTATGCTGCTGGTGTTTTGGGCATTGGAAGCCAATGTGTCGGGCTGATCTTCTTCGAGTTTTGATCAAGCCAACCGAATGTTCGCGACGATGGGGCGAAATACCAGCCAAGGCGGATATCTTTCCTTCCGCACAAAACGATAATCTCTGTCATGTCCTTCGGTGCCGTATCTATTGGTTGCCAGTCCATCGCCCTCTCCTATGCCGCTTGTTTGGAAAGAACCACTTCGCCACGCTCAATCATCTCATCCATGACTTGGACGGCGTAAACGCAGGTGGAATGGTCTCGGTTGAAGATTTTGCCGATCTGGGGGAAGCTCAATCCGCGCTCGTGTCGGAGGCGCCACATTGCTATTCTGCGCGGCAGAATAAATGGCTTCGATCGTCCGCACCCAACCAAGTCCTGATAAGTCAGGCCGTACTCATGGGCCACATCGCGAACCAGCATTTTGCTGCGGTTGATGACTGTTACTCTCGGCTCGTCAACAATTGCCGCATCACCAGCATCGCGAACGTGTATTTTTTCAAACTCAGCAATCAAGGGCTCCTGTTCGGTAGAAGCCGCAATTCGCTCCAAACGCTCCTCATTCAATCTCTTGATGCGTTCTGCTTCACGCTTTGCAAAAAGCGCCTTGGCTGCTCTGTCTGTGTTTCGTGAATATGCTGCGGCGTACATCAAACTGCCTTCCCTTCTGGAAATGAATAGCAGCGAGCAAGTCCAGCCGGCTTTATGATAGCGCCACGCTTGATGAGGCTGTGAACGAGACGATGCCCGCTTGTTCTGGATGAAAAACCAAGGCCGACACGAATTTCATCATATGAAGGTCCATAGCCATTTTCTGCTATGTATCCCTTGATAAAATCCAAGGCCTCTTTCTGCTTTGGAGTGAGCGTGTTCATGCTGCGACGCCTTCCTTAACTGATTTGATAAACGTGTCGATTTCGGATGGGCCACCCTTCGGCAGATATACCGCCCCCTTCCACGGGGCTTCCCAAGGCCATCCCTGAGATTGGAAATATTCGCGCCAGCGCTGAAAAATGGCGGTATCTGGCTTCACCGCCTCCAGAAGCTGAACAAGCTGGCGATATCTGTCCTCAACGACAACCGGATCTTGAGTTTCGTCCATCGCCCTGAGCCTGGGGAACCCGTACTTGCTGACGTGATCCAGATGGAACTTACGCCCCTCCTCTCCGCCTTTTGCGATGATGCTGGCGAGAAATGCCGTTGGCTTGGGCATGTTTGCAATCGGCCCTTCTGCGAGGATTGCCATACGCTTGGCGAACCACATCGGATCGTATTTCGCCACACCAGGCTTCGGATTGAACGGGGGTTTCTGCTCTGTAGAAGAAATCGTGACGACCCGTGTCCACCGCTTTTCCGAAAGGTAGCGGCTGAAACGGCAGATCGTCTTGCGCCCACCCTTCCTGCTTTGATCGACATAGGTGTCGAGCCAGCGCAGAGCGTCAGAGCGGTCGGCTTCGGAAAGGCTCTCCCATGCCGTCAACGCTTCGCCTTCACTGTCGCTGGCGTAGGAAGGCCAGCGAGAGAACCCTTTTTGAAAATCCAAATCAGATTTATCCGCGCACTCGTGCGCATCTCTCTCAGGGTTATTAATTACTGGTTCTATTACAGGGTTAGTGTCTAAATTTTGGACACGGAAATCCTCATTTTTTGGACACGGCTTTTCGTCAGATTTGGACACGGCTTTTTGCTCACCGTGTCTAAATTCTGGACACGGAAAATCATCCTCAAATGCAAAGCGATAACGGGTGGATTGCTGGCGATTTGAACGCGTCTTGCGCTGTTCGCGATAGATCAATCCGGCCTGTTCTAGGTCGGCAAGATGGTTATTCAGAGATGCACGCGACATTTCGCAGTCGGCGGCTAGTGTCTCCTGGCTAGGAAAGCAGCCATAATCTGGGTGATAGCGGTCGCACAGATGCCAAAGGACAATCTTCGCGGCAGGCTTTAGCCCACGTTGTTTGATCGCCCAATTGGTCGCTTCATGGCTCATTTGATCACCTCAACCTCAATACCGAGGAAAGAGCGCACCAGCTTGCGCTTGAGGCGGAATACAGGTGTTTCAACACCCTTCACATCAATCACTCGGAAACGGTCTTCCTTGAAATCCCAGAAGGCAAAATCTGCCTTGTACGTGGTTATTTTCTCACCTTTTGGGCCAAGGATGACGAACGGCCGCTGTAGCTCGACCCCGCCGACTTCTCCGACCTTCTCGCGCTGCTTAAGCTCTGCGTAGAAGCAAGCTTCTGCCTTGCTATCGAAGGTGATACCGTCGAGCGTGGTTTTCTTCGCGCCGTACTTATTGCGGCGGGTTGTCTGGCGATATTCTGCGGCGGACATTCTCATGCCGCCTCGCCTTCTGCCTTACGGCGGTCAATTTCGGCTTCGATCAGTTTGACGACCTGCAAACGATGCTGGCGAATACGCTCATGCTGCGCGATCCACATATCTGGACGCGGCGGCTTGGACATGCGCCCTTTGCGAAGCAGGTCATCCATCGACCGCACTTCGCCTATGGCGATATCGAGCATCTGGCGCAAGGTAAGCATCAGGGCCTCACGCAATCCGATAGGTTTGCGAGCCACCAGGAAACAAATCGTCTCCTGTAGCAGCCACCACACCATTTTCGATGAGCCATTTCCCGGAGGCAGGCCCCACCGGCTTGCCGTCTGGAAGTGTGAAATAAACGAAACCACCGCCCTTTATGGCTTCTTCCGTCTGCGATACCTCGCGAGCAAGGGTTGCCCCCCCATAGAGACGGCCAAGGGCTGGCTTCACGTAATGCGGTATTTTCTGGGCTTCCATTACATCCTCCATGCGAGATAGAGGCCGATCAAACAGACCAGCAGGATTGTCAGGAGAGTTGAGAGAACGGCGGCGAGGACGGCATTCATTTCTTGTCAGCCTCCATGCGCTCGAAGATTTGCTTTCGATGCTTCCTTCGCTTCACGAACCTTCGCCAAAAGCTGCGAAGCCTCGCCGACCAGATTTTCCATATCAGCATCGCCGCTCACCGCTTTTTCGAGTTCAAGTTCATGTTGGAGTTGCGCAATCTGGCGCTCGCAGTAATCGAAGTAGGCCGTCTGGACGCGCTTGAAGATCGATGCTTCAACGGTCTTGGAGCGACCGATGCGCAGATTGTTCAAGGTCCAGTAAGACAGGCCATATCGACGGCTCAGGCGCTTGAGAGCGTTGCTGTGATCTCCCCACCCTTTTGCCTCTCTGTCTGTCATTTCGCGGACATAACGGCCCGCCAGATCGCAGCTACTCATACGCTCGCGCTCCGAAACCAATTGATGTTCGAGTGACTGAATTTTTGAGTCCGTCATGCACAAAGCCCTTCGCTAAGTTCCTGATCAGACAAGGACGATCAGTCACAAAGCGAACAGAAGGACGGACATGGAACATATCGGACACGCGGCCTTTAGAGTGCTCGGCAAAGCACGAAAGGCCGCGATAGCCCGACAGAAAGAAATAGCTGGTGCCCAGGGCGAAGGCCCTGCCATCCTCAAGGTTGATGGAAAAGCCCAAGCCTTGTGCACTACGGCGTCCGCCTCCAGTGCAAAACGAACGGGTTCTTGAATTGGAGATTGAGCGAGGCTTGTTCCTCATCGCCGCCCCTCGCTCGAAAAGGGAGCCGCGCCACGCTTATTGAAGGCGGTGAGGCTTTCTTCGTCAGTGTGGGAGGAGTTCACCAACGAATGAAAATTCTGCAATGCATGTGCATGGGTGCGACCGCTCGCGCTCCTGCCGGTCTTACGGCAAGAGGCAATGAATGTTCCGTCATGGGTTGGAAAAACGGTCGCAGGCATTTACTCGCCCTCGCTCTCATGCGTGTGCGTAGCAAGGCCTGTGCCATTCTCGTATTCGCTCAGATAAAGATCGAATATCGCATTGGCATTATCGACCTCACCGCGGCCTTTCTTCTCGATCTTGCGAAGATATGCGACAAGTTGACCGGCGACGGTCTTATCAAACCCATCGCCTTTCATTTCCGCGTAGACTTCGCGAATGTCATCCTTGATTGCGTCCTCTTCTTCCTTGAGGCGCAGAATACGGTCGATGAAAGATTTAAGGCGCGAGTTGCTCATACCGACGCCCCCATATCTTTGCGTGGGCGCTTGGGGCGTGGAACATCTATGGGCCAGCGTGATTTATCCGGCCAATTTTCAGAAAACCAACCGACAACCTCATCGTATTTTTTGGCGGTAAAAGTTTTCCCACTGCGGATACGGCTAAAGAATTTACCGTCTGCAGCGCAGTGCCTGCCTACCGTCGCCTCTCCAATCTGTCGTAGTGCGCCATATGTGGAGGCCAAAGTAAGAAGGTTATGAGCGAGCTGTGTTTCCATAGCTCAATAATAGTTGGAAACTTCCTACTATTCAATGGGAAATTTCCAATTTCCCACTTTGGGCGGGAAAATCCTATTCTAGTGCCGCTATGAATTTAAAAGAAATCGTGATCGAAAGACTAGCACAGCTTGGGCTTGGCGCTGTTGAAGCAGCCACGGCGGCAGGCATTGAACGGACTTTTATCCGTGACATTGTAGAGGATAAAAAGAAGTCAGTTCGCGCCGACAAGCTTCCTATCCTCGCAATGGCGCTAAAGCTCGACGCTTCTGCGCTTGCATCTGGCAACCTCGTACCTATTGAGGAAGACAGAATTACCGATCCAGAAGATGAAGAATTTATGGAGCTTTGGAAAAAGGCGAGTTCTGCTGATCGGGATGTAATTCTTGCACTACTCCGATCCCGCCTTTCTTCAAAAGATCGATAATTTTTCGCTTTTCTGCTCGGGTAAACTGTGACCATTCTGCTGGTAGGCGATCTGGCTCATCCATATTCAACGCCAACCCCAAATTAGATGCGATTCATTTCATCGACTTCCGGCGGCAAACCGTCGCCATGCGCAAAGATAAGCTTCGGTTCATCATAATCCCCGGTTTCGGCATCGCCGGTATTTGCAAAGGCTATGACCATAGGTTTGATTGCGGCCAGTCTCTCGGCCACCCTGCGCGCGTGGCTTACATCTTTCGCCAGGAATGGCGCGTCGGCTGTCGTCTTTCCTCTTGGTGCCTTGCTGTAGCTCTGCACCACATAATTCGTTGTCATCACCATCGCTATTGCTCCCAACACTTTGCCATGTGGGGCAGGATGACTCAGGAATTAGAACATAACAAGAACATTATGGGGGATTGTTAACGGCATTTTGCCGCCGCTAGATGTGGTATGGGGTGGGATTTGTGGGGGCTAGAGGCGGCTGGAGAAAAGAAAAGGCGGGACCGAAGCCCCGCCCTATTTTCGATCACGAATGAAGGCGTCTGATGGCCTCATCCTTGCTACCAGGATGACGCTTCCCGGTATTGACTTCGGAAATACGTCCGCCATTCGTATCGAACTTCGCAGCGATGCGGCTCTGTAATTCACCCTTCATGAGCATCAAATGCACCTGAACGGCATCTTCAAACGTAAGAGTATGCGATGGGGCAGCCATACAGCCAGGCCCTCCAAAAATACCGGAAGGGGCCTTGACTTGAGCCGCGAATACGAACATGGTCGACCCGTTGCAACAAATTCTCCGCCCCTTCTCGGCGGTTGATATCAGGGCCAGTCTAGTTACAGCTAGATTGGCCTGTTCCTTTTGCTGAAAGCGAATCATCACTCACAACAGGCCTATGTTGTTCTAGGTTCCGAAGATTCGCAATACCACATATAGATTTTTCCACGGACAAACGCAGAACATACTACATCTAGTACTTTCATTCGTCTCAAATGATTCCCGCAGCGCTCCTTTTGAAACAGGATCGCCCATGCTATCGTTACTACATGGGGAATAAACCATGACGCCAGAAGCCATAGAAAACTGCCTGTCCGATATCGGCTGGACGCCTGACATTTTGGCACGAAAGCTTGGCTGTCACGTCTCGCTTGTCGATAGCTGGCTTTCTGGTGATGCGGAGATACCGTTAAAAGCGTGGGTTTGGATTCATACCCTCGCCTCCTGTCACCGCGCCGCCGAAGAAGGAAGGCCTATTTCCTTGAAGGGAAAACGACATCGGGGGAAATGACCTAAGTTTGGTCTAATCGATATCGATAACACTATGAAACTTCGTTACCGAATAAGCCGCAATATTCTGACCAGACATTTGCACGAGAACATCAACGACGAAGCCACGTTTATAAACATTCTCGTCGGCATCGCGAATATGCTGTCTAATCTCCTGCTCGACCAATTCAGACGCATACATTACCGCCCGATCTTTAGGAAAAAGATCTGCTATCAGAACACGCTCACCAGACTTTTTATTAATTGATGCGTCGTGAATATCAGTTCTGGTGAAAATCATCAAAACGCGACGTTTTGGCTCTAATTCTGGTTTGGATAGTAATAACTTTCTATCGTTTATGTTCTGCTGGGCGGTCCTCGCCTCAGTGGACGAGAATTTGAATACTGCCCGGACCTTTCTTACGCCGTCCTCATATACAGCGGCCTCTAGTCTATGGCTGGCGATCGGATCAGTTGCGATGGTTTGGGCGGCCCTATAAAAATCGTTTAGTTCAGATGTGGTGGCCAACTCTCCATCTGGAACATTGCCTTTTATCAATGATGTAAAGCGAGCCCCCCACCGCCGAATGAAGTCTTCGAACAGCATTATTTTATCAGCAGCGGCAAAAGCGGCGGAAGCAGTTATGCCGGTAATTATATCTGCTTCTACGCACCCTGATCTTACTTCACGAACGTAAAATTTTGGGTCAACCTTAATGCCAGGCAACGATGATGCGATGTGCCGCTCAAATTCGTTAGCAATGGATGTGAATGCCCCTACGAAATCACCTATCTCTATAGGCTCATCCGTATCCAGCTTAAGTGTCAAATGCGCTGACTGTTCCCCCATGAGGGCAGAATACTGATTCGTCTCCATTTGTCACGCTACGGTTGAAGATAGCGCCTTTCGGTGCCCACTGATTCTACCCTACCCGCAGCGGGGCGCAAGGTGGGTGGGAAAATAAATAGGAAATTTCCAACTTTCCTATTTACAAGTGGGAAACTTCCTACTATGTTTATCCCAACAACGAGTTGGGAGACACCCGCTATGAACGCCTCAAAAACCATTTCTGGCAGAACTCTTGAAACGGTCCTTGACCGTGAGGTTTATCAGATCATCTGGCAGAACCTTTCCGGAGATATCTGTATTGATGGCGGCGGAAAGCTTACTGATCTCAGCCGCGAAAGCGCACTTGACGCCTACCGCGAAGGCAATGTGCTCAAGGTTTTCTGCATCAATTTCGTTGAGCAGACGTGCCGCGATGTAACCGACGAGATTGCCGGTGAGATCGAATACGAGGCTGAACAGGCTTACGAATACGATTACGCCCCTCGCAAGGTTTACCGCTCCCTCGAAAATGCAGGGAGGACGCTGTGATGTGTGAACTCACACGCACCGAAATCATCCAGAAGCGCCGGGAAATCGAGCATTTCCTGAAAACAGACCCTTACGTCCCAACCCGCCGTTATCTCGAACAGAAAGACGCCGAGCTCTGTGCGGCGCTGGAGCGGCTTGATGCAGAGGAATTGGCAGCATGAGCTATTCGCAAATTCTTTTCTCGGCAGCACAGAAGCAGCGCCGTACCGCTCTTTCCTACCGCGCCGATGCCAAGGGTTATCTGGATCACGGCATGGATGACTATGCAGCCAGATATTTCCAGAGTTTCAACGAACACTGGCAGGCAGCAAAACGCCTGATGCTTCGTGTGCGTCAGGAGCGCCGTTTTGAACGCGAAAGGACAGCAGCATGAGCGACCGTTATCTCAAGGCTGATCTTTCCTCTATTGAAGCCCAGATTTCCGAACTTGTTTCAGATAACCCTGAACTGGCGGACGACGAAGAATTGCGCGTCGATATGATCGACGGTGAAACGAGCGCGATAGAATTTCTGCGTCGTGTCTATCGCCGGATGCGTAAAGCCGAAGCTTTGGCAGAAGGCGCCAAGTCAGAGAAAAACGACGCGGCTGAGCGGCAGAAGCGCTTCGAGAAGCAGGCGGACGGCTACAAAGCCCTCTCCCTCGCCATTCTCAATGCAGCAGACGTTGAAAAGCTGGTCACGCCATTTGCGACCTACAGCGTTCTTTCGCCACGCACCAAGGCCGAAGTGACCGACCTCGACGCTATCCCGCAGGGCTTTTATCGCATCGAAAAGAAACCAGACATGAAGGCCATCAATGAGGCGCTTGAAGCAGGGAACGAACTCCCAGGCGCACAACTGATGATTGGCGTCCATTCTCTCATGATCAGGAGCAAGTGATGAGCAAACTCGATCTTTGGGAAGCCCACGCCGATATTGACCCGGCAATGACCAAGGCCATTACAGGCAAGGCATATAAAGGTACGTCTCCGAACCCGCAGCATGTCATCTGGTGCCTGACAGATATGTTCGGACCAGTTGGTCAGGGCTTTGGATGGGAAGTTCTGGCAGAAGACTTCACGCCTCTTGGCGAGGAAATCCTTCACTGGTGCCGCATCCGCTTCTGGCACACCGACCGCCAGAATTACTATGAGGCATATGGCCAGACCAAAGCTCTGATGAAAACGCGGAACAGCGGCCTAATGTCTGACGAGGATGCGCCGAAGAAGTCGCTCACCGATGCGATTATCAAGGCCGCATCTCAGCTTGGCATCGCGGCAAACATATTCCTTGGCCGTTGGGATGATCAAAAGTACGTAGACGAACTTAAGAAGGAATTCCGCCAAGACGAGCCTGCAAACTCCACGAAGTTGTCCACTAAGAGTGAAGATGCGCGGGTGCTCTATGCAGCGCTTGAAAAAGATATGCGCAGAATAAAGGCGCGTGCCGATCTCGTGGCGTGGTGGAAAGATAGCGAATGTGTCGAAAAGCGAAAGCAGCTTCCGGAGGATTGGCAGAAAAACCTTCACGATGAATTCGTGCGCCATGGCAAGTCACTGCCCGACGATCAAAGGGAGGCGGCTTAAATGGCCCAGACTGTCATTCTCCGAGGCAAGAGCCAACGCGATTTTGCTAAAGGGCTGATCGACTGCGCTCCAGTTGATGCTGTCGTGTCTATCCGCGAGGCTACACGATCCAACGACCAGAACGCCAAGATGTGGGCCATGCTCTCGGATATTTCGCGGGCAAAGCCAGAAGGTCGGCACTGGACGCCTGAAACTTGGAAATGCGCTTTCATGCACTCCCTTGGTCATCAGGTGAAATTCTGTGAAGGCTTGGACGGATCCGGCCCTTTCCCGCTCGGTTTCCATTCATCACGCCTCACCGTCCGCCAGATGGCCGACTTGATCACGTGCATTCAAGAGTACGGTGATCGGCATGGTGTTGTGTGGAGCGACGAAGCTTTTCTCGAAAGGAAGGCATCATGAGCAAGCCACTTCTTATCCCTGCGCATTACCGCAGCCGTCCATATGACGCCGTGAAAGCCGAAAAGACCAAGCAGCTTGAACAGGAAGTTCGCGGCCCGTTCGACCGTGAATGCGCACTGTATCTCGATATCGTGCTTTCGCTCTCTGATTTCTCGGAGGTGAACCATGCGTAAGGTCAAGGAGTGGGTCGGCAAGACCGACGATGCCAAAATACCAGATAGCGTTAAAGACCGTATCGTTGATGCTCAAGGCGGTGTGTGCGCTCTGTCAGGCATCAAGTTCGGCCCCGGCAACCCGCCTCAGTTCGATCACAAAATACCTTTGTGGCTCGGCGGCAAGCACTGCGAGAGCAATCTTCAGGCAATCACCAAAGATGAGCACCAGAAAAAGACCAGTGCAGAAGCCACCGTTCGGGCAAAGGTAAACGAGCAGCGCAAGAAGCACCTGGGTATCGTTCAGCCAAAGGGTACGATCAAGAGCAACGGCTTTCCGAAGACCGGGAAGACCCCGAAACGCCTCACAAAACAACTCCCTCCCCGTAAGCGCGACATTTTCGGTCGCCCTGTAAGCGAAGGTTCACGAGCATGACCGAGAAAAACTGGAAATGGTATTCCGGCGACAATGACGAAAGCTATTCGTTCGGGCCGTTCGATACCCGCAAAGAAGCAATTGACGAAGTGCGCGGCCAATATGGTGATGACGTTGGCGTCTATGTGACCGAGGCTTACAAGGAACCTCTCAAGCTATCGTCGTATATATCAAGAGATTTGGTCGAGACGCTTCTTGAGCATGCCGAGGAATGCGTTGCGGATCTCGCTGATGAGTACGGCGACCATGTAACATTCGATGTGTCCGGCGAACAGCAAAAAGACCTGCGCGCTATGCTTACGGCCACCGTTAATGCTTGGCAGGAAAAGCACGGGCTAAAATTCACCACTTGGTGTTTCACCGACACCCGGAACGAAGAATATATCGCGCCGGAGGTCCACCCATGACCACCCTACCGGAAGAAATACAGTTCGACCCGAATTGCCAATTCGACGCGATTGCAGAGACTACCCGGCAGAATATTGCAACTGTGGTTTTCGAGGCATTCACTAGCGATCAGTCTAGTGATTTGCCGCCCATTGAGCGCCGTTGCGCAATCATGGCTGGCGCTCTGACAGGTGTGATCGGCGCGTACTTCGTGATGTTTGAAGGGACGCCGGAAGACACCATCCTCAAAGCCTTAACAAACGACATCAACCATGCGCTGGCTAATGCGCTTGTCATCGTCAGGCAGAACGATGAAGGGGAGACCGTTCAATGACACCCACCCTACCGGAAGAAGCTGTTACTGCCGCTCTCGCGAAATGGATGGAATTGCCATCAACAGGTGACGCCAGTAGCCTAAAGCGTGACATGCGCGCCGCTCTCACCGCTGCACTCCCATTCCTACCCGTGCAAGGGGCTTCCGCAGCGCGTTCGCTGGCGTTGGAGGAAGCGGCGCGCAACGCTGCAATGTACCTTGCTACCGGTTTCATCACATGCCCTCGCTGCGGCGAAGATGTCGAGACGAAAAATACCGACGCAGAGTACGCACTTCGTGCCGCCCTATCCCACCCGGCCCATGCCGACGCTGGTAAGGTCGATGGGGATAGGTGGTTGCCGATCGAGAGCGCGCCGAAGGATGGGACAATCGTTCTATTGGGGTGGAATGACCCTGACATTAACGAGATCGGCGCTGTCGCTGGCTGGTACGAAAATGGCCCTGCTGACAATTGCTGGTACGACCAGTACCACGAACCAGTAACCGTAACTCACTGGATGCCTTTGCGTCCTCTCCCCCCTGCACCAGCTTCGGAGGGCGCGGAATGAGGAAGCTCCACCTTGGCGATTGCCTTGAAATCATGCCGACGCTGCAGGCTGGTTCCATCGACCTTATCTTAGCCGACCTTCCGTACGGCACGACACAGAACAAGTGGGATAGCCCTATCCCGCTGCAGCCCTTGTGGCAGGAATACTGGCGCGTTCTGAAACCGAATGGGGCCATCGTCCTGACCGCGCAGACGCCTTTCGATAAGGTGCTTGGTTCGTCATGCCTGAAATATCTCAAGTATGAATGGATTTGGGAGAAGACACACCCGACTGGACATTTGAACGCGAAGAAAGCTCCGATGAAGGCGCACGAGAATGTGCTTGTCTTCTATCGCTCTCTGCCGACCTACAACCCGCAGAAGACAACCGGGCACGCGCGCAAGACAGCCGTGAAACGCAAGGATGACACGCCGATATACGGAACGCAGAAATTCGATGCATTGCCGTATAACTCGACAGAGCGTTACCCCCGTAGCGTCATCACCTTCGCCAGCGACAAACAGAAAAGCACGCTTCACCCTTGCCAGAAGCCGGTATCGCTTATGCAATACCTTATCCGCACCTATTCGGATGCAGGCCAGATCGTTCTCGACAACTGCATGGGAAGCGGCACAACTGGTGTAGCCGCAGAACTCGAAGGTCGTGAGTTCATAGGCATCGAGAAAGACCCTGCATATTTCGCAATCGCACAGGCGCGGATTGCCCACCCATCAGGAGGCGACCGTCATGGCGAGTGAATTGACGCTTGAGCAGATCATCAGCCGAGTGATGCGGGACCATATCGGACCTGAACACAATCAACCCATAGGAGAAGGCGGCGCCCCCCGTATTGACTGGTATGCGCTACAGGCAGAATTGTTGTCGGCAATTTCGGCTTGGAACACCCGCCCCGCGCCTGCCGCTACAGATACGGGACTGGTGACGGTAGCGTGGCAGCGTCACAGCTCATTCTACGCTGACGGATGGGGGCCGGTTGATGCAGGACACGCCCAGAAATTGGCGGCAGCGGGCGAGCCAGTTCGCGAACTCGTCACCCGCTCGCAGGCCGAGGAGCTATTGGCGGCGGAACGGGCGAAGGCCGACGAATATTACGGCGAAGCGGTTGCGTCTTATGACCGTAAGCTTCGTATCGAAGCCCTCGAAGCCAAGCTCGCGGCTGCTGAAAAGGCGCTGGAGCCGTTTGCGGAAGCCTGCACAATCACTAACCATGAAGATGCGCGTGATATCGATGACAGTCTTGCCGCGACAAAAATAACCTTTGGTGACCTTCGCAAAGCCCGCGCCGTGCTGGAAGGGAAGCCGTCATGAACGAAGGCGATACACTTATTTTCACAGGCCATGGTGTGCTGAATGCGCAGGCTGATGGACCTGAAGCTTTCTTGGACGTGATTGCTGGCATACGAGACGAGTATCTGAAAAAGCGCGGTGACGCACTCGACCAGATGGAATTCAACGCCGCACAGGGCGATGCGAAAGAAACGTCGTTTTGGTCAACAGAAGCCGAACGCCATAATGCATCCGTCCTTGCCGCCAGTCGCATCCTCGAACTTGCGGAAGACTTTTTCAGGAGCGGATCATGATCGGTGAAGACATCATTGTCGATGAATTTGGCCGCCTTTGGCTCGCGGACGAGAATGGAAATCCATACAGCGGGCCATATGACACCCTTGAAGACGCTCAAAAGGCTTTGGAGAACGATGATGACTTCTGACCTCATTACCCGTCTCTCCAAGCTAGACGCGCCTGACAGGGAAGCGGATCAGTCCTCGGCTTTCTCCCGCTCGCGCCTTTCAAGCTCCGAAATAATCGCATCGCGGATGAAAGCGGCCATCTTATTCGGACCGACAAGCGCCTCAATACGATCCCGGATTTCGTCAGTAAGACGAACGCCAGTCAGCTTTGTATTCGAGTTCTGGTTCAAAGGAGGTCTGCCCATACGGCGAGGAATATCCGTTGACGGAAAGTGTGTCAAAGAGTTTTCTCCAATAATAAGCGTTAACGGTTATTGACACTATAAGCGTTAACGGTTATATCTTCAATCACAAACTGATTGGAGATGAAAATGAACGCTCGCTACGCACTTCGGATGGAAACTGTGGACGGAACTCTGGAAGACGCATTCCACTTCATGGCCCGTAAAGACTGGGCACTCGCAGCCGCTCGTCGGGCCGCTGCGGACTGTGTTTGCCCGGATGTGGTCCGCATCTGGGTTGACGACACGAAGACCGAACTGGGCATCAAAGCTTTTGAGGTTCGACAATGATGGGAAACAAATGGGTTCAAGCGGCGCTACTCTTAGGAGTAGCAGTCGGCATCTGGCTCGGTGGATGGATCGCATTAGTTCATCCACTGGCACCTCTGATCATCCCCGCTCCAATCGGCCTGATCAGTCTTTGGATAACAGCCAAATCTCGCGGAACTGACGGATGGGGAGGTGACGGACATGGCTAAGCGCATCGCAAAATGGGATCGCGGCCTTGAAAGCCGTGAAATGGCTCGCGCAGACAACTGGGTAATGGTTCGTCGGCCTGGATGCACCCCATACACAATGTTCGCCAAAGAATGGGATGCGCTGCCATCTGTAGAAGAAGGCCGCAGGCTTGACGCTGAGTACCGCGCCGCGCTGCGGGAAAGGGAGTGAGGATGGGACAGAAACCACTTCGTTTCACAAAGGCAGATATAGCTCGTGCTGCCTCAGTAGCCAAAGACCTAGGTGTCATGCTTAAATTATGCACCGATGGGGCGATCCTGATTTATTCAGACAATGATGAACGGGTCATCGATCAGGATAGCGATCTGGACAAAGAGCTAAGGGCATTCGAAGCAAAGCATGGTTACAGTTGATTTGAAACGCATCCACAAAGTTAACGCAAAGGGCCGCACGTATTATTATGCATGGCGTGGCGGCCCGGCCCTTCGTGGAGAACCTGGATCGGCTGAATTTATGGCTTCGCTTCAAGAAGCAAATGATAGTCGAATAATTCCAGATGCTTCAAAGTTCCGCGCCGTTATCACGGCCTATAAGTCTAGCCACGACTACCAGAAGCTAGCCGACAGCACGAAACGCAATTGGAATGGATGGCTGGATAGGATCGGGAAAAAATTCGGTGACTTGAGCATAGCGCAGTTTGATCGGCCTCAGAAAATACGGCCAGTCATTCGAAAATGGCGCGGGGAGTTTGCCGATAAGCCACGAACTGCGGACTATGGAATGCAAGTCCTTTCCCGCGTTCTGTCCTATGCTGTAGATCCTCTTGGCAAGATTAGCCAAAATCCGTGTGAAGGCATTAAGCAGCTATACAAAAACGACCGCGCCGCCATCATATGGACAGATCAGGATATCGCGCAGCTTAAAACGAAATGTTCACCGGAAGTCGCATGGGCGGTTGATCTAGCAGCCCACACAGGCTTACGCGCTGGCGATCTTTTGCGGCTGTCGTGGTCTCATATCACCGATAACGCAATAATCCTGCCCACCGGGAAAAGTCGTCACACGAAGGAAGCGGTCATTCCTCTTTACGCGGAATTGAGGGCCTTGCTTCAAACGATCCCACGCCGGTCTCCTATCGTCCTGACAAACACCAGGAAGGCACCTTGGACGGTAAACGGGTTTGGATCATCGTTTTCAGATTGCCGCGAAGAAGCAAAGCTTGGCGATAGAGATTTACACTTTCACGACTTCCGTGGGACGGCGGCGACAAAGTTCTATATCGCCGGTCTGTCCGAACGTGTAATCGCTGAAATCATGGGGTGGGAAGAAGAAACCGTGCGGAACATTATCCGGCGGTATGTGAGCAGAACGGCTGCTATCGAGGCCACGATAAAACAGATTGACGAGGCCAGAAAGAGAACGTAG